ACACATGGCAACGCCCCCAAAGCGTGGTCGTGGCAGACCGCCGCTGACCGAAGCTGAAAAGAAAAAGCGTGAGAAGCGGGCGCAAAAGGCGAAAGAAGAAGCCGCTGCGAAGCGTGAGAAAGAACGAGAGAAGAAGAAACAACAGATGCTTAACAAGCGGAAATCTATCCGCTCACAGGTGAGTAAAAAGGTGAAAGAACAACAGGAGTTAGCAATCACGAGGTCTAAGATGCTGAACACAGGTGATTTGCAGTCAAGAATCGGTGATGAAGAGGACAAGAAGGTTATCGGCATGATTGCGGCCAAGTATTTTGGCGACCTTCCGAGCGTGGACATGAACAACCCGATTGAAGTGCAGCAGAGACTTGACTTCTTCTTTGACGCTTGTATCGAAGCTAGAATTTCCCCTGTTGTGGAATGGATTGCGCTGGTGCTGGGCATCGAATGGGTAAGCCTGAAGCAGATTATGGCGGGCAAGCGCCGTGATGACAGCTTGCAGCAGAAGTACATCCTAAAGCTGATTCTACAAATGCAGTCTATGTGGGCGTACAACGGTATGTATGGTCAGGAGAACCCGGCAGAGTGGATTTTCCGAGCCAAGAACTACTTTGGTATGCGTGACAACGTAGAAGTCACCGTTGCACCGCCTGAACAGCCGTTGGGTGATGCCCAGAGCGCAGAGCAATTGGCTCAGAAGTACCAGACGGCTTTGCCTAAGGGGATTGACGTGGAGTACAGAGAGGTAAAAGAGGAATGAACGGATTTCTTTTTACGGAAGACGGAAAACTTGTATGCGAACTCACCAAAATATCCTTTGAGCCTTACAAAGACAAACGAATAATCAAAGTCCGATGTACGGTTTGTGGACGTATCAAAAGAATCCAAAAATGGAAGTTCGATTTTGCGGAAGGTTCGTCAAAATACAAATGGCTTAAGTGCAACTGTTATGGCGATTACGCGACGGAGCATGTAATAGTGAAATGAGTAGCAAAGCGTTACGGCAGATGTATAAAGAACATCACATCTGCATCCATTGCGGTCAGAACGATGCAATGCCGGGCAGAGTATCATGTGCAGAGTGTTTGTCAAAAGACCTCGAAAGGCACACGCAAGCATACGAAAGTCTTTCGGGTGAAACGAAAGCTGTGTATCTGCAAAAACGCAATGAACGGCAACGTGAAAAGCGTAAAAGGCTGGCCGCGAAAGGGATTTGCACCATTTGCCTGAAACGTCCAATGTCAAAAGGCTATCGTTCTTGTATCGAGTGCCGAACAAAGGATGCTCAAAAGAGAGCGAGAAACAGCAAGGAATACAGAAGGACATCTGGCACTTGCGCCTATTGTGATGAACCACCAATTCCGGGCAAGCGTTGCTGTCCGAAGCACTATGCAAGCCGCATTGTTGGCATCACAAAATGTAGACAGTCAGAGGGATTTAGGCTATCACAAATCGAACAGAAAAAGCGCATGAGCGTCTTTTGGAGAGAAATGGAATGGGAAAGAAATCAAAGAATGAAACAGCCACAATGGATTTGTCCGTAACCCCATTGATTGACTTTTCCGATCCATGCTTACGCTCGTTTTTGCCTGTCCTCTTGCAAGACCACACGACAGACAAGAACATCATCTGGGCGACAGACCCGCCGCCTGAACTGGGCGTGGGCTTTGCGGATGAAATCACACTAGAACAGTTGGACAAGGTTCAGCTTGTCCCTCGTGTTCAGAAACGTCTGGCAGACCAGAAGAAGCGCACCAGCAAGAAAGCAGAGGTGTTTACACCGACTTGGGTTTGCAAGAAGATGGCAGACGTTGCCGAAAACGACCTGAAGGGAGAGGGCTGGAAGGAGTACATCAACAAGACTTGCCTTGAAGTAACCTGTGGAGAAGCACCGTTCCTCACAAGTCGATACGATACCACAACAGGGCAGATGATTGCCGTGCCGGACAGAATCGGTCTGCTGGATAGAAAGCTGAATGTTCTGGCAGAACAGTTCCATGGCTACGATATGTGGATGTGCTGGGCAATCAATGCCTACGCATCGACATACGGCTATGAGTGGCAAGGGGACAATCTCTTGCTGGCAAGGTGCAACCTGTTCCTAACACTGATTGAGAATTTTAGGTATCGGTTTGATGCTAAAAAGCTAGAAATTGGCTTCATGCCTATTTTTCTTGACTGCATCGCAGATACCATCTCATGGAACGTCTGGCAGATGGATGGGCTGAAAAAGACCGTACCCGGCACGGACATTCTGTGCAAAATCAAAGACTGGAAAGCCGACAAAGAAATCCTGTTCAAGGATGTTGGGGAGGAGGAATAAACAATGGTTGTTTTTGTTACGAAAAGAGAGTTAGAGGACGAAGATTTGAAAACACATATTGCTCAAGGTAAAGAGAGGATTCCAGCCGGAGCAAAGGTAGAACTCGTCAAGAGAATAGAAAATCTTTATGGAACGTATTACCTTTGCAACTACAAAGGCAAAAACTATTATCTTGACCCTCGCGACTTAAAATTGGAAGAGGAGTATTTTGACTAATGCAAACTGACAGAGGAATCTACCACAAGCGAGTGTGCGACCGCTGCGGAGCAGTTCTGGGCAGCAGGATGATGAACCCAGACGAATACTTCAAGGACTGGGCGTGGCGCAGAGACACTGGCGACCTGTGCCCGGAGTGCTATGCAGAGTATAAGCGAGTGATCGGGCGGTTCAACAGGGGAAAGAGAGAAAAAAGATAATGAAAAAGTGCGCTCTTTACAGGTGCAAACAGTGCTTTGCAGCCATAACGGACGAAGGCGATGTCAGAATTGATAAAGACATCGTTGATTGGATGTTTGAAAACAAAAGGGAAGAAATAAAAATTGGGTTTATCGCAAAATTCAAAATAAGCGATAAAGTCCTCATTCATCGTTGTACCAATAACACTGTCGGCTTATGCGAGTTTATCGGATGGAAGGAGATAGAGGAATGAACTTCTACTGCACCACCGAACATTGCCCTTGCATGGGCATCAAGCAGTTCTCCGCTGGCAAAGTTATCAGATGCACAGCAGAATCCTGCAAGAACAAATCTGAGCCGTCCTGTGGCTCTTGCAAATGGTACGCAGAGCCGGAGGGCGTGTGCGTGAACGCACTGTCAGAACACGTTGCAGACTTTGTGTGGGATGAACGTGGATGTAAGGAATGGGAGAAAAGAGAAAATGACAACTAAAGATACGTTCATCATATTTGCTCTTGGGTCAATTATAACATTATTCGTTGGAGGCTTTATTGCGATTTTTGACATGTTTCTTTGGGATATGACCGATAGCATTTCAATTGAATGGTCATGGAAGCATCCAGAACGCTCAACAATTATTCATGCGATAATAATGGCGACTATCAACGCCGTTGTCTTTTGCGGTGGATTTTTGGCTGTATGGCTGGAGAAAGGATGAGGAAATGAGCTATGATATTTCGCTGTGCGACCCTGTAACGCATGAAACGCTTGAAGTGGATGATACGCACTTTGTTGCTGGCGGTACTCGTCCCATTTGAGGAACAAAGGAACTGTGGCTTAATATCACCTATAATTATGGAAAGTACTTTTGTCGTGATGATGTGTTGGGTAGCAAGGGCATCCGTTCCATTTATGGCGAAACAGGCGCAGAGAGCATCCCGATGCTTGAAAAGGCTATTTCCGCACTAGGTGACGATGTGGACGACAGCGACTACTGGAACGCCACAGAGGGTAACGCAAAACGCGCCCTGTACGGTCTGCTGGCGTTTGCAAGAATGCGCCCTGACGGTGTGTGGGATGGAGATTGAAGGGAGAAAGGGCAATGGCTAATTATCCAGAATACCTTGAACGAAACGCACTTATTGAAAGAATCCAGAAAGCATATTGCGATGGCTGCGAGAACTACAATGGAGTTAGATGCCGCGCTTGCGGTATTGGCGATGCAATTGACGTTGTGGAAGATGCCCCGACAGCCTTAGAACGTACTGCTAGATGGATTGCACAGGACGATACATTTACAAGGTTCGAGTGCAGCAGATGCCACACAAAAAATCATCACACACGTTGGGACTATTGTCCCTCTTGTGGAGCGAAAATGGAGAACGCGCATGGCTAACACCCTTTGGCATCCGGCAAGCGAACCGCCACGAGAGCGGACACAGCCTTTGTTGCTTGCAACCAAGACAACGTGGCGTGATAAAGATGGAAAAATGTTGCAAGGAATCTCGCCGACAGGGTACTTTCTTGGCTGTTACGCAGACGGTCAGTTCTGGGATGAGATAGGCGAGAGACTTCCGAAAGATGTGACGGTAACGCATTGGATGGCGTTTCCGATGGTATAGGAGAGCTAAACATGACAAACAAGAAGTTTGGCATCATCATTATAGACTTGAGCCTTTTCGACTTCGGGCCGAAGCCGCCTTGTGGATATATCAAGGCAAACCATATCCGCCCAGCATACGGCAAAGGCACAAGGCCTGTCAAGGCGCATAAGAGAATCACGAGAACGAGAGAGGGATTTAGAAAGTGAAAAAACTTAAATTTCCTGAAGATTTCTTTTCGTACGACAACCCAGACTGTCCCGACAAGGACATTGAAAAAGCCGTGAACAGGATGAAGAACTGGATGAAAGGCGAGACCTACAAGAGCAACCCTTGGTTCTTTATGGCTCCTAGCAACTATCTGATTATCGGTCTGATCGCTGAGGATGGGCAGAAAACAATCTACGTTGCACGGCAGTATTATGAGATAGTCAACATTCCGGGCGAAGGATGGCTGCGTGAACCTGACGCTGAGTGCCTGTTTTAATGGGGGATAGGTATGGACAAAAAACGAGACAGCTTTACATTTCAGCGATACTACTTTGAAGCCATCTCCACACTCAAAAGTAAAGAGAAATTGGAACTTTACGATGCAATCTGTGCATATGTTTTTGAAGAAAAAGACGCAACTTTGAACTCAAAAAAAGCAGAATCTTGTTTCATTTTGATTAAGCATCTGCTCGATGAAGAGCGTAAAAGAAGCGATATTGCGTCAAAAGGATGGTCTGCACGAAAGTCAGCTCATCCTCATGTCATAAATGAGATGAAGGTCAGCTCATCTATGAGTTCAAAGTCAGATGACAATGAACCAATTGTATCAACTGACAGTCAGATGAACGTCAAAACTTTGCCGGAGAGTGCAGTCAAGAAGAAACCTGACATCTTCTCCGACTTTGCTCATGGCGATAAAGCCCTGTTGGAATCCCTACGAGAGTTCGCACAGATGCGTACAAGAATCAAAAAGCCTATGACAGACCGGGCGAAACAGATGCTCTGCAACAAGCTGGAAAAGTTTGATCGGCATGACTGGAAAGCCATTCTCGACCAGAGCATCTATGCTGGATGGCAGGACATTTACGCATTAAAACAGGATGACCAGTACGAGCAAAGTACGGAGATGGAGTTTCCTAGACTATGACAATGGACGTTCAAACGGTATTTATCGGTGCGCTGATGCTCTGCAAGCCGGGCGTTGTGGATGAAATCATACCAGACCTTGAACTTGACTTGTTCAGACCTGAGCTGAGAGACGCTTTTGCGGCTGTTCAGGGCTATTGGACGGCTAGGGGTAAGATAGATATAGTCGAGATAAAAACGCAGCATCCAGACGTAGCGCAGACGCTCTTGGCGTGTGTACAAACCTGTGAATCAGAGTGTGTACGAATTGACAGGGAGCAGATGCAACGTTGGGCACAGCTTATCAGAGAACAAGCTGCACTCACTCGTGTGCAAGGTCTGGCATTTCAGATGACCAGCGAGCTCACTGACTATTCTGATCTATCAGACATCTATCAGCAGATGGGCGAGGCGATGAGCCTGAAAGCTGAAGAAGAAGATGCGTGGACATACGAGGATGTGTTGAACGACTATGTGCTTCACATGGACGAGAAGCCTGTGTATATCAAGACAGGCCTAGAGCGTCTGGATGAAGCGCTGCACATTTCTCCGGGTGATTTCATTATCATCGGCGGCAGACCGTCTGCGGGCAAGACAGCCCTGTCCTTGCAAATAGCAGCAAGCATGGCAAAGCAGGACTACACCGTGTACTATTTCAGCCTAGAAACCAGCAAACGCAAGTTGGGCGCACGTCTGATGGCTAATCAAATATACTGCCCTCTGGACACGGTGAAAAATAAGGCGGTCAGCTTGAATGAGATTGACGGACAGGCAAAAAACATGAAGATGCCATTATATATCCGCTCCGCTGCCGGAAAGAACGTGGCGTGGATGAAGGCTCAGGCTCTCCGTAAAAAGGCTCAGATCATTTTCGTAGACTATCTTCAACTCATCCACGAAACAGGCGCAAAGGACAGATATGCCGCCATTACGGCCATATCCATTGCCTTACACGAACTGGCGCAGACCACAGGCATTGTCGTGGTGGCACTGGCACAGCTCAATCGAAACCCATCCAAGCCCGGAGCAACGCCTACTAACTCCGACTTGCGAGAGAGCGGGCAGATTGAACAGGACGCTGATGCGATCATTCTTCTGTCCGGCGACAACCCCGACAAGTATCTGTTCCGGCTAAGCAAGAACAAGGAAGGCGAGATAGGCGACCTTCCCATCACGTTTAACAAGCAGATTCAACGGTTCCAAGAGTACACTTGGATGGATTGAAAGGAGAAGCACTGTGACTAGAAAGCGTTTTAAGAAATTGATGATGGCGCATGGATGGTCTGCCAGAAAGGCCGAAAAAGAATCCCGGTGGGCTATCCAGTGGTGGCAAGCCAAAATTGTAAAACAGCCGGATGATGAATGGAAGCCACTCGGCGCTTATATTAGCGAGTATCTAAAAGACTATTATCGGGTGAATGGCTCTTACAATGCACTCTATTACATTCAAACCCAATTATAAAATCACATGGGCTGTCAGCAATGGCAGCTTTTTGCATATACGCACACAGAAGACCTACAAACGGTTTTTGATGCGAGACGGCAAACTTATCGACTAAACACAGAAAACGGCGCTGGCACGGCTCTGCGGGGCTGTGAGAGCATTGTAGAGGTTTACGACTATTGCAGGAGAAGAAAATGGAATACATGACAGCCGATACAAAGGTCAATGGGTACATGGTCTACCCTCGATTCCTCTCGACTATTGACGTTAGCCCAACAGAGAAAATTGTTTACATTTACCTGTTCAGTCGTGCAAGGTCGTCACAAAGGGCAAGCAGAATCGGAAAGACCAACTAGGGCGAGTATACATCGTGTATCCCGTCAAAGACCTTGCTACCGATATTGGATTCACGGAACGATGGGTCAAGAAGTCTTTGAAAGAGCTGGAAGAAGCCGGGTTGATCGAGCGCAAGCGTGAAGGAAAGAACAAGCCCGATAAAATATACGTCAAAGTGCCGGAAGAATCGTCAAAGAGCGAAAAGGAAGGGGAACAATCATTCACCTCTGAGGGGAACGATGCTTCACCTGTGAGGGGAACAATCATTCACCTCCTTAATATAGAAGAAAAGAAAAGAAAAAAAGTTATTAAGAAAGCGGGCGACCCGCCCGATGGGAACGCCACCGCGCCGGACTTCGAGGATGTGAGCGAGTATTTTTTGGATGCTGGATGTGAGAATAGGCTTGCCAGCAGGTTCATGAACTACTATGAGGGGACAGGCTGGATGACCAAGACCGGAAAGCCTATCACGAACTGGAAGGCCTTTGCTGATATGTGGATTGACAAGGAACAGGAGAAGCAACAGTACAGTGAACCAGAGTTCAATCGCCTGTAAAGGTTCTTTCTCCCTACAACCCTCTATCTCCAAAGCTATACCGTTAGCCAGCAGAGCAGACCGTAGGCGAGAACTAGCGTAACGTTCGGATTGGCGGATGATTTACGATTATTTCACATGGAGAATTGACTTTATTTCGTAGTCGGCTGGATATGTAGAAATGTTGCATAACTGTATGAGCTGTTGACTGAAAGCTGAAAGCAACTGACCAGCCGGATAGTCTTATTTGATAGTTAAAAGTATTGAGGTATTGCCGAATAAGTAATCATAGTTTGTTTGTATGATATGATTGTAGTTGTCGGTAATTAAATAGGAGAAGAACGAACAGAATCGGATGGTACGACTATTCCAGCAGAATAATAGTTAAAAAGATTGAGTAATTGTCTGCGACTATTATAATAAGTACGATGGTTAAAGATTTTGAGGTAATGTGATTGGAAATAAAATTGACTGGTGTCTTGACAGATATTGATTTTTGGGGTGTCGGACGACTTAGCGACTATCGCACCTCTCTTTTCTTAAAAGACGAACGACTGTTTAACACAAAAAATACAAGTTTATTTTACGATGATTCGCAAGAAAACGCTACGACTATTACTCTGCGACTATCAGCGAACAGCTCGTTGCTATACTATATATAGGACTTTCAAAAGCTAGTCGTCTGACGACTTTACGACTATTGGCTACAACTATTCCAACCGGAACGCTACGACTATTGCTCGCTCTTATTGGCTATCGGGCGAAAGCCCGAAAAAAATGCGGCGAGAGCCGCCAACGGTTCCGCGCCGCCCGCCGCTGGCCCTGTACAGGTGGAGACGCTGACTCATCAGCAGGTGCGCCGGGTGCAGCACTTGCCAGAGATCCACACACGGTAGGAGCTGACCCCGCCGGGCTGGCATGGTCTGCGATTTGCTGCACTGTCTGGCATGGATCCATAACAGGGGCGTACCCTTATATACCTTATTATAATAGGACGGCTGTGCTGGCCTGTACAGCGTCCGGCGTGGCGTTTGGTATCTGGTATGCGCTGGAGACGCTGCGGCGCTGTGATGTGCTCCAACGTGGGGCAGGCGGTATTATAGCCGCTTGTGTCGGTCTGGTATTTGCGACAGCATAATGGGGCAAATCGCAAGAAAAGCCACTGCAAAGCCCTGTGTGCTGCTTTACGCCGTGTGCGGTATAGTTGCATAGACGGCACAAAACACGCTGTAAATGCTTGTATGTGGTTGTATTGCAGCAGGGCAAAATAAAAGCCCTGCACCCTCAGCGGATGCAAGGCAAAAGAAAAGCCCGGCCACATCGTGACCGGGCTTTGATAGATTTGTGGTAAGGATTAGTAAGCGTAAATTTTTTCTTTTTTGGGGTTTGCGGCATTCCATGCGGTTACGAGCTGCTCCGGAGTAATGTCGTGTCCGGCAATGTGAATGTGTGCATCATCCGTCCCGAAAATGTTTACCGTGACAGCAGCGCCGTGGACGATATTTCCCGGCATGTCCATGCACATAATATGCAGGTATAGAGCAAAAAGTTCTTTGTCGCATTCGGCGGTGATTGCTTTTTGAGCGGTCAGATCGCTGTCCGGGGATCGCTTAATGGTCAGAGGAACGGACGGAGCAATGGGCTCTTTTGCCCACTGCTCTCCGGTGTCATAGATGTGCTGCCAGTGGTCATAAATCTCATCAAATGCTTCCTTGGACTTATACGGAGCACGGCGATAAATGGTATCTACCAACTCAGGGCAGGCAGTCTTGACTGCATCACGGACGGAAAAAGTACTGTACATCATAAAAAAACCTCACTTTCTAGGGCTTTTGCCCTTTTTCACAGTATATCATATCGCAAGCCCCAAAAACAGGACTTGCAAAAATATTTTTGCCCTTTTGGGCTGGGGCAGGGTTGCTTTACGGTGCAGCCCCGCTAAAGTGTCCGATCGGTGTTACTTGGATGCCTTAAACAGCGCGGAGAAGAACCAGAAGAAAAATAGGATACAGGAAAATATCACTTGTCGCACCCCCTTATACCACGCTAAACCGCTTGTATGTGGTGTGCTTGCTGCACTCGGCGTAAATATCTGGGTGCGCAGCCTGCAAAAGCTTGCTATCAAGTCGGACGCTCTGCACGTCCTTATAAATGGCCTTTGCAGTGCCCTGTATCATTTCCGGTGCACCGTGCATCATGTCAATAATTTCAGCCTTTACAGCGTCATTCATTGCTTCTAACTCTTCAATCATCCGCTTGTTTTCACGGTATGCGTTCACTTTTTCTTCAAATGCCGTCATTTTTTAGCCCTCCTTAAAATATGTAACATCTTCAACCAAAATTCCGGCATCCCGTAGCAGAAAAGAAAAATGGTCGGAACTGTAGCGCGTCCAATCTTCACCAATAGAAACTGTGGTGTTTTGAGCCATGAACGGCGTTTTGAGCTTGTCCAACTGTTCAAAGATAAAAGAAATCGTTTTGCGCGCTTTGGTTATAAATTCGCTGTCATTCGGTTCGTGTTCTTTCGTCCATGTCAGTTCTTGCACCCAAAAAGCAAGGGCATCCAGTTTTTTATACTGTTCGTGAGTAATTACAAGTGTCATTTTTTCGCCCTCCCTCAGCTGTTAAGAAATGCAATCATAACGAGTGCGCCGGATATCATGCCGCCCACGTACCAGAGGGCTGCCCACTGGCTTGCATCAAGTACCAGCATATTACTGCACCCCCTTGCAATACAGGCCGTTGGTGCGGCAGATGGTGCGGATACGGTTGCAGGCTTGATACAGTGCGCGGGCTTGCACGTCGAGCCACGTTTCGCGGCTGTTGGGGGCGTTCATGCCGCCGTCGGTGCGCTTGAGTTCGGACGGGGTGCAGACGCGGGCGGCAATGTCGGCGTTATAGCAAAGGGAGCAACCGCCGTTACTGTACTGTTCCCAGCAGCTTGCACCGTTGAGAGCCCACTGCTCAAGCTCTGCACCGTCAAGGGGCAAGCGCTCCATATTGTCCGCGCCCTCCTGCACATCGTCCAGCAGGTCGAGAGCGTACAACGTGATAGCCTTATCCCATGCGCTGCGGTCGTGGCGGGCGTTGAGTTCGGCGCGGATGGTATCCGCAAGTGCGGTATAATCAGGGGTGGAAGTCTGGGGCTGTTCTACGGTGAGATCGATAATAGTCGTTGCAGTCGCTGCGGAAATGGTGTTGACCTGTGCGGCATTAAGTTCGATGATTTCGCGGACGTTCTGACCTGCAAAGTGGGCTTTTACGGTTTCGATGTTTTCGGCAATCGCAACGGTCGAAACGTATTCATCGTTTCGCTCGGTGATAACGTGGTAATACTTTTTCATGGTTTTGGCCTCCTGTTTTGTAACGGTATTGTGGTTGATTTTGTTTCCATGTTTCCATGTTTCCGTGTTCTGATTATATTATACATGAATCCATGGAAAAGTCAAGTTGCACAGGCAACACTTATACACGTTTGCATGGAAAATATTTTGCATCCGAAAAAGTGTAGTTTGCCGGACACATTGCGCAGACAGTCCAGCGCCGCCGCCGGTACGATCTGCACGGCGCGGGCTGTCTGGTATCGGGCACAGACCGGTGCAGCGCGTAAAGCGTCCGGGCGTGCATGGTCTGCCTTGCATTTGGCACGGCCTGCCCTGCTGCCTGTGATATGCGGTCTGTCCAGGTGTGCTTGGAGCTGGGGTCTCCACCGGCGGGGTATACAGGGAGCGCCGGGGGTGGGGTGGGTCATGCCCGCGATAAAATTTTCCAAAGAAAAAGGCGTTTTTCGGGGTTCGTGTTGCCAACACCCACCCCACCTTCACAAAACAAATCCTATCTGATTGTGCAAGTCTCCAAAAATTCCGAAAAATACAAAAAGACCCCTTTCCTGATCTAATCTGTGCTATACTTGACCGTAAGAAAGGGGCATTGTAAAATGGCAAAACTCGTAAAATGTAAACACTGCGGCGCAAGGATAGCAGTTACCGCTAAAACCTGCCCGCAGTGCGGTGGAGAAAATACACCTCCGAAACCTGTTTATCAAAGATTTTGGTTCAAAGTCATTGCGATAATGTTTGTATTGGCCTTTATTATGGATTTGGTAAGCCCTCGTGACAAAACAGATATTTCGGCTAGCTCTGAAAGCGAAAAACCAACATCATCCGTTGCGTCATCTGTAAAGACAGAATCTGAAAATCCGTCTGTTACTTCGGAAGAAGCCGTAAAAGAGAACGGCTCTATTGTTTTAGTTGATGAAGTTCTTGGTGATTATGGAAAAGAAGAAACAAACAAGAGTGGTTATAAATATATCTGGTACATGGTTCCGACTGGTACATACGAAGTTGAGAATCAAAACAAAGAAGCGACAGTATTTGTTGTGTCTGATGCAAATTCTGACGATGTGAGCGATGTACTGAAATTTGAAAAAGCTGGCGAAAAGCAGAATGTTACCATTAAAGACGGTTATCATATTGAACTTTCGATTAGCACGGAAATTCTATTAACGCCAGTTAAATAAATGGAGAAATACAAATAGGAGCCATCGCAGACCTTGTAGAAAAATAATCGCATAGCACAAAAAGCCAGCGGCTAGATATTTTCTAACCACTGGCTTTTCTTATAGGCTGTTTACTTCTTTAATGCGCTGGTCACGTTCGGCATCGGCATCCAATAGTTAATGTCACGCATGACAATCTTGCCGTTGTCGCGCAGGTACGGTCTCAAATCGCCGTATTCGTCTGCTTCGTAGGAGAGATAGCCACACGCAACCTCTTTGCCGTTGCAAGCGATCACTCGCCCATTGTAGGTTTCTCCAACGTCAGGCGTTCTCCAAAGCCACTCCATGTTTTCCAGAGTGTCGCTAATGTATTCTTCAAGGTTTTCGTACTTATCGCCGTTAATCATATTCGTTCTCCTTTCACACAGGCATCTGAGCCTGACCGTTTGTGACCTGAACTAGCATAACAGAGTTTGCACACGGTCTCCACTTCTTGATGTACTCGACAGCTTCATCAAACCGCTTCTTCGGCACGTTGTTTCTGCTGTTCACATTGAACCAGTCCTGAATGTCTCGGTTGCATTCCATGAACAGCTTCTGAGAGACGCTGCGGCTCTTGTAGGCCGGGCTGTCCATGCCACCAAGAGCGTTGATAACTACCGTGTTCACAACACGCTTCAGCACACGCTGCTGGTTGTAATCGATAGTCATAGTGTTCTCAAGAGCGGAAATGCGCTGCTCCTGCTTCATGGTGCGCTGGTCAATCACAAGGATTGCTTGCAGTTCCTTAGAAAGCCCTGCGAACTGGTTGACGGACACGTTCTTCTCAAGGTCAATCAGTTTCTGGCGAATCTCCATGCCCTCAGGTGTCCGCTGAATCATTGCAATGTGCTTTGCCATGTCCAGAGTGATAATATGGTCGGTTCTGGGCTTTCCAGCAAGCCCATCAGACCTATTGCTCAAAAATGAGCCATAGTCTTTTCCGTCAACAAAACCATACTCGCACATACGAGGAAACCAGTCTTTGTATGCGGTCTTGATTTTGAGCCGCTCGTGCAGTTCCCGACCAAGCACAACCTTTTCACCGGTGTCGGTGTCGTACACAGGGATAACATCTTCGGAGAAGATTCGGATGGTTTCAAGATTATTATTCATAGAAATTTAGCCTTTCTATCTTGCGAGAATAGGCCATCTCTGGTATAATAACCCAAAGAGGGTCTATACTCTCTGAGTGTTTCATAAGACGTTCGCTGTGGTCGCCAAACTTTAGCGGGCGTCTTATTCTTTTTCATCGGTCTCCGGGATGGGATGCACCTCAAAGAACGTGTCACGGATGGCTGCGGCCTGTGCGACCTTGTGTTCAGTGCAATAGGCTTTCAGCCACTGGAACTGCCGTTCGGTCAGCGCAACAGTGAACGTGTGATTGTGGCGTTCAAGATACGGACTGTACATAAACTCACCTCCCTTCATGTGGGTGCAACCAGTATACGCAATATGTTGTGGCTTGTCAATTACGCAAACGCTTAATGTAGTACTGGTATCTGTACAAAATCTAAAAGTTTGTAGATTTGCACAAAAATTACCTCTTATTTTGGGTCACTCCCGCTTCGTACCCTGCCCGGTAGTTCAGTTCGGACAGCTTACCCAGCGCTTCTGCGTACTCCCTGTCCTCGCTGGTCGGCTCTTTGCCGTGGGCGAGTGTTTTCAGAAATTCTTCGGTTTTCGTGGGAAATTTCATGTTTTTTCTCCTAACTCTTGCGGAGAGCAGCCCTTTTTGGTATAATAGATTCCGAAAAGGGAGACTGCCCCCTTGGTGGTTGCAGGTTCTCGTTTCGTGATGTGGATAAGCTATCAGCGTTGCCGTCCAAAGTTCCGCTGGTAGCTTATTTTTTTATGCTTTGATGTTCTCAACGTAGGATGCTACCCACTCGATACCCATGCGGATAACATCAACCTTTGAGATACCCAATGCCTTTGCGCTGCTCTCCATGCTTGCGATCTGGTTCTCAGTGAGCCGGGTGCTTATCATGCGCAGCTTATCACGTTCCGAGGTTTCTGCTCGTCTTGCCAAGCCTATCACCTCGCTTTCGCTGGAACAAGTATAAAGCGTGAAAATATGCTTGTCAAGACCCAAAGTTTTACGGAAATGAAGTTTGGAAGAATTACTCCTTATTATAGAAAATTTTCTACCTGATTGCGATTAACTAAGTAAACATTCCTATACTACTCTAGTATGTATTTATACATACTAGAGTATATTTATATAATATATAAAAACAAACGCTTGACATTTCCATGAAAACATGGTAACATGGATGCAGAAAAGGAGCCGTTATAAGAAAGGGGAAATTAAAATGACTGTCACCGAAATCATTAAAGACATTATGATTAAGAGCCGCCCTCCTAAAACGATGGAAGTTCTTGCTAACGATATGGGTTACAAGTCTGCTTCTGGCGTTGGAGAACGTTTGAAGGGCAACAATATGTCTGTGAAAAAATTATGCGAATTTGCAGAAGCACTGGATTACGAAGTCATTCTTAGGCCGAAAACCACGAAGGAACTGGATGAATACTCCTATAAAATCAAAATTGACAAGTAATGGGTGATTGTAATGCGTTATTTCTTAGCGAGAGTGTCGAGCAAAGAGCAAAATCTTGCGAGACAGCTTAAAATCGCACGAGATCGGTTTGACATCCCGGACGAGAATGTATTTTGTGATAAAATGACAGGTAGCAGCTTTGACCGTCCGCAGTATAAACGATTGAAAGAGACTGTCAAGGCTGGGGATGAGATCATTGTTAAGGAATTTGACCGATTCGGGCGTGACAAAGACGAGATGAAGCGAGAACTTCAATGGTTCAAAGAAAAAGGCGTGATTGTTCGCATTCTCGACATTCCGACTACGCTTATTGACTTCCAAGACCAGACGTGGGTGCTAGAAATGGTAAACAACATCCTTATTGAGGTTTTGGGCGCAGTAGCTGAACAGGAACGCAAGAAAACCAAGCAACGTCAGGCAGAGGGCATAGCTGCCATGCCTATTGTTGATGGCAAGAGAGTGTCGGCCAGAACAGGCCGTAGCTTTGGCAGACAGGAAAAGCAAGTTGACGAGCAGCAGTTTGAAAGCCTATTAGAGCAACAGCAAAAAGGCAAAATTACCGTAAAAGAGTGCTGCAAGCAGCTTGGCATCGGGAAATCCACTTGGTATGAGCGTGTCGAAAGATACGCAAATAAAAATAGCGGCAGCCCAACCACAAGCCACCGCTAAGAGTACACCAACTTCATCAAAACAGGAAAAAGAATGGTGCAACCACAGTATACCATTCTTTTGGAGGAACATCAATATGAGTAAGAAACAAAAGATGGATTTAACTGAAAAGCTAGAAAATATTCATGGCGGTAATTTGATTGTTCAAGATGGAACAACAAAGCTGCGTTCAATTTTTGATTTTGTGAAATACGAAGAATTGTTTGCTTTTGTTGAAGGATGCAAATTAGCAAACTCCATTCTGATTTTTGAAAATGAAGGATTAACCATTAAACCAACTGAATCAAACTTAGGACAGAATATCCAGCTTGCTATGTATGCCAGCATTTGCGAAGATAGTACGATGGTAAAACAATATCTTGATTACGTTATGAAAGTTGGTTGTGATGGCAAACGTGAGCCGACATTATACAAAGAATGACGCTGCCAAACAGCTTGGTGTGACCCGCCAGACATGGTATCGGATTGCTGAACAGAACAGGTGAAAGGAGTAGCTTATGGACAATTTTAATGCCATCTACAAAATTCTCAAACTGCTGGATAAGCACAAGGGCGATGAAGAATTTGACTATGAGCTTATCTCTGCAAAAGCAATGAAGATAAAGGTCTCTGACTGGGAGCAGATTATGATCGAACTGCAAATGAACGGTTTCATTCGTGGTCTGGTCTACACGCAAGACCTGACGAACAAGTTCCCACATATTGTAGAGCCGATTCACCCGCAGATTACCTTGAAAGGTATGGAGTATCTCTCCGAAAACAGCATAATGAAGAAGGTAGAAAAAGGGTTAGAAACGGTCGGGCAGTTCTTTTAATTGATTTTGAGAAAGAAATTTTCTAAAATTGCATTATAAAAATCGAATATTCAATTTTTGTGCAGTTGTAGGCACTCTTTACATTTTCAGGTAGGGGGTGCCTATTTTTTTATGCAGCCAAAGCAGTGTATCGCCATCATCGACAGCATCAAAGCGTATGCAAAGCAGAATCCGACCGAAGCGCAGGTCTACGAGGACTGGTTTCAGGCGGTGGTGAACCTGAGGGACGCTTTGCTACAAGACAAGCGGTTCGACGCCTACAAATACTCTGGTGAGCTGCGCTCCGTCTGCGCAGCCATGATGGGCAAGATGAAAACAGGCGAGGACGTGGCGAAGGTCTATGACATTATTAGCCGGACATACCTGTTTGAAGCAAAGGATGTGTTCGACAGCTATTGTATCTACCTCGAATGGAACCGTGCGCCGGAGAAGAAGTTCTACCAGCCGAGAAGAAAGGTTCTTTTGACGTTGGTTCGTGACCTAGAGGACTTATTTTTCCACCGTGTAGAATTTCTTGGGGTAAGTCAGCCCCCGCGTACAGGAAAAAGTACGCTCTGTATATTTTTCATCACATGGCTGATGGGCAATCGCCCTGACGTTGCATCGGTTATGAGCGGACACTCTGACAAGCTGACCAACGGCTTCTATGGTGAAGTGTTGTCCATCATCACTGACCCTGTTACCTACAACTGGGGCAAAATCTTCCCTGACGTTCAGCTTGTGGACAAAAGCGCAAAGGACGAAAGCGTTGACCTGAACCGAAAAAAGCGCTTTCCCACCCTGACCTGTCGTTCCATCGGCGGTACGCTGACTGGTGCTGTTGAAATCGGCGAGGGCGGCGTTTTGTACAGCGATGACTTGATCGAGGACTTGGAGGAAAGCCTAAACGTTGAGCGTCTGAACAACAAGTATGATGCCTATCTGAACCAGCTGAAAGACCGTAAAAAGCAAGGCGCATTGGAACTGATGGTTGGTACACGTTGGAATGTGCTTGACCCTCTGGGTCGCATCCAGAACCAGTATGCAGACAACCCGAAGTACCGATTCCGGGTGATTCCTGCGGTGGACGAGAACGGACACAGCAACTTCAATTATGACTATGGCGTGGGCTTTGACGATGCCTACTATGCCGATATGAAAGCCAGCATTGACGATGCGACATGGTGGGCAAAGTACATGGGAAAGCCCTATGTGCGTGAAGGTCTGCTGTTCCCTGCTGATGAACTGCGGTATTTCAACGGCGTTCTGCCTGATGGCGAGCCTGATCGCAAGCTTATGGTAATGGATATTGCATGGGGCGGCGGCGACTTCACCGCCTGTCCTATCGCTTATGTGTACGGAGATGCTGTGTTCATCCCAGACCTTGTGTTCAATAACGGCGATAAGACCGTGACCAGACCGGAAGTCGTGGGCAAAATCATCCAGCACAAAATCAATGTGGTGCGCGGCGAAGCCAACAACGGCGGTGACGAATACTGTGACGTGGTAGACAGCCAGCTTCGGCAGCAGGGTTATCACTGCTCTGTTCGCAGCCAACGTGCGCCAAGTGGTCAAAGCAAGCTGTCCAGAATCATCCAGTATGCGCCGGACATCAAGCGGTTCTACTTCCTTGATGAAAAGCACCAGTCGAAAGAGTACAAGGCATTCATGGAACAGGTGACAATGTTCACGCAGCTTGGCAAAGTTCCGCACGATGATGCACCGGATAGTCTGGCACAGCTTGCCGATGAATTGTATAACGGAATCAGTAAAATTGAGCCTGTCAAGAGGCCTTTTTGATTAAAAACACAATATATTGTGTTCGCTGGGTCTATTTATTTGATTTCACCACTTGACAAGGCTTATAATGTACGCAGGAAGATTTGCAGCTTCCCTTAAGGAATAGCCCAGCGCAGCAAGGTTTTGTCATTTTTACTTGCTTGGGCGTCAATAGGCATATTCCTCCTTTCACCGGTGGAGGTTTTCTCACTCTTTTGCCTTCACCGGGCTTTATATGTTGCGTTTCCAATTGTAAGGGGAATGCCAGACTGTCTCCCCCACGGCTGGCAAGCAACGGTTCGATTCCGTTACGCAGCACAACCATCTTCTTTGCTTGGCTTTCTATTCTCTGAATCCTCCACCGCTACTCCCGGCTCTCGATGCAATGGTTAGGCATGACATTGCAAAGAGCAGCGGTTAACCAATCAAGCCGGGCTTTTATGTTGCATTAGCTCAGTATGGCTAGAGCATCCGGCTCATAACCGGACATACATTGGTTCAAATCCATTATGCAGCACCAAAATTGCAGCTTACCCGTTTACGTCTGTCCAACAACTGAATGTAAAGGCTGCAATGGTTTTCTTCGGGCGAAGAATAGCACGGCTGGAAGTGCGAACAGTTTCCCAGTAGCTTCTAACAGGTCTGTGCTCAACAGCCTGTTTCCAGAAATCCAAAGAAAGGAGCACAGATGGTAGCAAAAGTCAGATGTAAGCGTCCCCGAAAAGACGCACACGGCAATCCTTGCGATTGTGGACGTTATCTTGGCGAAGTGGAAGGAAAGTTCTCCCTTCTGTGCCCTCTTTGCCATTGGATTACAATTGGAGATTCCAACCTTCCAAAAGATACATGGGTCTCCGTACCAAAGTTTAAAAACTGAATAGCTTTTGAAGCGCAGTTGTAAGCGCAGTGAGATAGACCTTAACAGGTTTGTCTTGCTGCGCTTTTTATTTTGCCGGAAAGGAGGAACGCATGGCTGAGTATCAGATAGTCGTTGACGGCTTTTTGAATAATCCACTGACCGGACGTAGACCAATTGAAACACCGGAGACGGAAATCAATCGATCGAACGTGCTGAAAGTGGTTATGGGCAAGGCGGAGTCTATTCATCTGCTGAACAAGAACGAGATTCGCTTTCTGCACAACTACTACTTGGGTAGCCAGCCTGTCCTCCATCGCACGAAGGAGTACCACGCTGAAATCACAAATCGCATTGTAGAGAACCACGCAAACGAGTGCGTTGGCTTCTACACCGGCTACATGAGCGGCACTCCCTGCTCTTATGTGCGGTCTGAAACGGCAACAGGTGACGGTGAGGAAATCGCCCGCCTGTCCAACGCCTTGCAGTATGAGGGCAAGGATTCGCTTGATCGGCGGCTCTGGCAGTGGATGTTGGAGTGCGGACAGGGATACCGCATTGTTCTCCCTGACAAGGGGTACAACGGTAACTACCCGGACGAAACGCCCCTGCTGGTGGACGTTCCCGACCCGGATATGGCGTATGTGATTTACAACTCCGGCATCGGGCACAAACCCATTGCCAACGTGCTGCACATTCCACGCAATTATCAAAATGACCTAAACGACCTGATTTGCGTGTATACACCAAACCAGTACTTTGAAATCGACAACGGTAAGGTTACGAAATCGGAGAACCATTCTCTCGGAATGCTGCCGATGGTCGAATACAAGCTGAACCCGGAGCGGATGGGTTCGTTTGAACCGGCTATCCCTGTGTTGGATGCCATCAACGACCTTGAAAGCAACCGTTTGGACGGTGTGGCGCAGTTTATTCAGTCCATCATGGTGTTTACCAACTGCCTTGTGGATGATAACGCACTGAAACAAGTCAAAGAACTTGGGGCAATGTGCTTGAAATCTACAACCAGCTTGCCCGCTTCTGTTTCTCAGATTGCAAATGAGCTTGACCAGCAGCAGAGCCAGACCCTGCTTGATTCCATGTTGAACGTGTACCGCAGTCTGACTGCCATGCCTAGTGCCACTGGTAGCGAGAATGCAACGTCCGATAACGTGGGAGCAGTCATCGTCCGCAACGGCTGGAATCACACTGAAGCGAGGGCGCAGCAGTACGAGAATATGTTCAAGTTCGCTGAACGCCAAAGCCTGTCTGTAATGCTGAAAATCCTGCGTGACACGGCTGGCTCTAAGCTGATGGCAAGCGACATCAACATCAAACTGCCACGCCGTCAGTACGATAACCAGCAGAGCAAAGTTCAGATTTTCGCACAGATGATTCAGCAGCCGATTGACCCGCAGCTGGCGTTCACCACGCCCGGTCTGTTCCCCGACCCGCAGGCTGCTTATGAAATGAGCAAGCCTTTCCTGATTGCTGCTGGAAAGCTGGGCGAGGATGGGAAAGCACCGAAGCCGCAAGAGCCACAGGCGAAACAATTTGTTGATGCCGACAAAACATCGACTGATGAACAGCCTGAGAATACTAACAAAGAAACAGAGGGCGAATAACCCTTTGCTATAAACACGGCAGGGAAGCCGGGATACAAATTTCGCAGCGTTGCAGGGAAGCAACGGTAAAAAAAACGCAGGAGGAAATTAACAATATGAAACTCAATGTGTTGCTTGGTGATGCCTATAAAGAGGGCATGACCGCCGATGAAATCATTTCTGCGCTTGAAAAGGTTACAGACCCTAGCGCAGAGGTTGAGAAGCTGCGCAACGCCGTGACGAAAGCAAATGGCGAAGCTGCTGAGTACAAGAAGCAACTCAAGGCAAAGCGTACCGATGACGAGAATGCCGCACAGGAGCAGGCTGACAAGCTGGCAGAGATGCAGAAGCAGATTGAAGCCTTGACTGCCGACAAGGAGAACCTCGTCAAGGAAAAGACCCTCGCATCTTACCGTGAGAAGTTCGTTGCACAGGGTTATGACGCTGAACTTGCCAACAAGGCTGCATCTGCACTGGCTGACGGTGACATGGACAAGGTGTTTAAGTTCCAGTCGGAGTTTATGACCGCCCACGACACCGCATACAAGGCTTCTCTGCTGAAGGATATGCCCACACCTCCGGGTGCTGATGGCAATGGTGACGGCGCAGATAGCGCAGGTGTTTCCTTTGCTAAACGCTTTGCGAAGGAGCGCGCAGACGCAAACAAGGCATCGAGTGACGCAATGACTGCTTTCCATTAAGGAGGAAAACATGAAGTACACCAATACTCCGGTATCGGCTCCTGAAAGCACTATTCTGGCTGCTGATACCTACGTTGCCATTCCCTTTACCGTCAAGGAGACCAATGCTGTTCCGGCTGGTTATCCTATGGCAAAGACTGGTCTGAAAGCTACTGCCACTACTGGCACTAGTGCTGCTGATGCAGCCACCGATGCCATTGGCATTCTGCTGCACACTGTTGACCCTGCCGTCAACCCCAATGGCGCACTGCTGATTCAGGGCGTTATTGATGTGGACAAGGCAAAGCTGTCTGGCTTTACCTATTCTGCAAACGATATTGCCGCTCTGAAAAAGGCTGTTCCCGCCGTTTTCTGCCGTACCGATGTTGGCGCAAAGAGCGAGTAAGGAGGACTAAATTATGGCACTGAATCTGAATGAAATCTTCTCCCCTGCTGCGATTGCCGCCTACTGGACGAATGACCCGACCAATGCGCAGCCCTATGCTTCTGATGCTCTGTTCCCCGCCCGTAAGAAGGTCAGCATGGAACTGAAGTGGCTGCGTGGTCACAAGGGCGTTGGCGTTTCGCTGAAGCCTAGCGTGTTCGACACTAAGGCTACGTTCCGTACTCGTCAGGGCATCAAGATGACCGAGACCAATATGCCGTTCTTCCGTGAGGGCACTCACATTGACGAGGAAGACCGCCGCAAGATTATCTCTGTTCTGGCTACCAATCAGGAGTTTGCGGCAGACGTTATTAATCGTGTCTACGATGATACCGCACAGCTTATTACCGGAGCTCGCATTGTGCCTGAGCGAATGGTGTGGCAGCTTCTGGCTCCTAAGACTGGCAAGCCCGGCATCTCCATCGAATCCAACGGCGTGAGTTACGTCTACGATTACGACCCTGATGGCACTTGGCAGCAGTCCAATTACAAGGCTCTGGCTACCAAGGAGAAATGGGATGCTCCTACTACTGCAACCCCCATCGCCACGATGACCACTGCCGCAAACACCGTGCTAGCAAACACTGGTGAGATTATCACCGATGCCTACATGAACACCAACACTTTCCACAAGATGATTGCTGCGGATGAAATCAAGAACCGTTTCCTGACGGTTATGAAGACCACAACCGCTGTGCTGGTTGATTCCGAAGCGCGTTCCGTTGTCGAAACCGCATCCGGCATCCGCATCCATCTGTATGACAAGATGTTCAAGCCGGAGGAGACCGCTGTTGCTGAGAAGTATCTGCCTGATGGCTATGTCGTGCTGGCTCCTTCTGGCTCTCTAGGCAATATGTACTATGTTGCCACCCCTGAGGAAGCAGACCTGATGGCTGGCATCTCCAACGCACAGGTTTCCGTTGTGAACACTGGCGTTGCTATTACCACCGAGCAGACCGTGCATCCTGTCAACACCAACATCTACGTCTCTGAAATCGTCCTGCCGTCCTTTGAGCGCATGGACGCTGTGTACTGCATCAAGGCTTACTAAGGCGAAAGGAGGAAAGCAGCATGGGAGACCAGTATTCCGAAGCGGCAGTCAAGCTGGGGCAGTACATCGCCCCTGCACTTGACCGTGAAATCACGGACGAGGACTACCCACTCTTCGACCTGCTGCTTGATTTTGCCAAAGACAAGATATTTGCACAGGGCTACCCCTTCGGCAACAGACCGGACGAGTTGCCCTCGCAGTATCAGTCGTTGCAGATACGCATTGCAGCGGAACTGTATAACCACATCGGTGCAAACGGACAGACGAGCTACACCAACAATGGCATTACTCGTGTTTGGGAAAGCTCTGATGTGGCACAGTCCCTGCTAAATGAAGTAGTTCCGAGAGTAGGTGTTATCGGCTGATGTTCAATGGAAGCCCGCTGGATAAGCGCCCGCTGTGGTACTCGAACCCTGTTGGCGAGAAAACGCCTGTTGTGGACGAGTGGGGAAACGAGACTGGCGAATCCGCATACGAATCGTGGAGCGAACCCGCAAAGCTAATGCTGAATGTCAGCCCGCCTACCGGCGCTGCGGAAGCAAACCCTTTCGGCACGTTCACGGATTACAGCTACGTTGTCAGTTCGTCCAGCAAAAAGCACAACACCCCGCTTTATCAAGGCACACACGTCTGGTTTCAGACAGACGTTTCAAAGCCCTTCAATTACACTGTGGTCAAGGTCGCAGAGCATATTACGGACACGCTGTATGCGCTGAAAGAGGTGGCTGCAAGTGAAAATTAAAGTGAGGTTGAGCGATGCCGGACTTCGTGATGCGGAACGTCAGATACAGGAGTACAAGGCCACCCTGAACAAAAAAGCTAGAGCGTTTGCTTTTCGTCTTTCTTGGTTGGGACTTGAAGTCGCAAAGGTGCGTTTCGCTAATGCGGAATACGCTGGCTCCAATGACGTGAAATGCCATATCAACCAAAAAGACAAGACTTGCACCATCATTGCCGAGGGCAAGGCAGTTGCCTTTATCGAGTTTGGCACTGGCGCACATCACAACGGATATGGCGGTGAACTACCGCCCGGTGTTGGGGCGCATGGCTCTTACGGTCAAGGCAAGGGTGCTGGCAGACGTTGGTACTACTACGGTGACCCCGGCAATGCTGGAACCTATGTAGATACCGTTCCCGGCAAAGGTCAGTTGAATTACACCAGCGGCAACGATGCGGCTATGGCTATGTGGGGAGCTGTTGAGGAAATGGCTTCTCAAGTCGAAGCAACGTGGAGGGAGGTTTGGAATAGTTGATTGATTATTTCAATTCTATCTTCACGGCTGTTGCTACGGAACTGCGAAAGCAAGTCCCCGGCATCTTTGTCACTGGTGAAATCAATGACAGCAATGTCAAGAAGTTTCCGTGTGTGCAGATAGAGGAAAACAGCAATCTGCCTGTGCACATTGATTCTGCCGGGCACAGCAAGTATGCCGCTGTTTCTCTGCGTGTGCGTGTCTACTCCAACAAGAACACCGGACGCATTGCAGAAGCACGTTCCATCGTTGGAATCGTGGATTCTGTTCTTGAACCGCTTAAATTTTATCGCAAATCGTTTGCCCCGTTGAATGGGCTGTACAACAATTCCGTCTATCGGATTGATTGCAGCTACGGGGCAACAATCGGAGAGGACGGAATGATTTACCGAAACTAAGGAGGTAAACATTCTATGAGTACTGCTATCTCCGGTCTGAATACCACCCTGTATTGTGGCGACAGCGCAACCGCTCTGACGAAGCTGTGCGACATCAAGGATGTGCCCGACCTGATCTCCGAGCCGAACCTTCTGGATGCCACTACCTTGTCTGACCCTATGCAGGTCAACATCTTTGGCATCATCCAGAGCGACACCAAGTCTTTCACCGCTAACTACAACAAGGCTGACTATACGAAGGTCAAGGCCGCTGGCTATGATGAGACTTCCGAGAGCAACACCGTGAAGTATTACGCCCTGAAGATGCAGGACGGCTCCGGCTTCACTTGGCAGGGTATGCATCAGGTTGGCTTGTCCGGCTTTGGCGTGGACGAGGTTGTGGAAATGACTATCAACTGCATCTTCACCAAGAAGCCTGAGTTCAGCGAGACCCTGACTGTCAATGGCGGCTAAACCGCAAAAATCGAATCAATCAAACCGGGCAGAACTGAACAACGGATTTAGTTCTGCTCCTATTTATAAAGGAGAGCATTTATTATGGCTGCTAAGGTTATCAACTTTCATTCCCCCGATGGTAAGAACACTTACGAGTTGACTTTCACCCGTGACAGCGTGGAAGCTACCGAACGTGCAGGCTTTCAGATTGGCCAGTACACCCAGATGACCAATCTGCTGTCCAACTCTCGTGCACTGTTCTATGGTGCTTTCATCGCACGGAACAAGGGCATCAAGCGCAAGGTCGTGGACGAGATGTTCCAGCACATCGAGGAAAAGGAAGACCTGATGGGCGTTCTGCTTGAGATGTTCATGGACGCTTCCAAGTCTCTGCTGGCAACTGACACTGAGGACAAGACCGCAAAAAACGCAACGTGGGAGATTGTGTAACCGCACAATCTCAGGAAACAGACGGAGAGGGGGAGCTGTTCTCCTTCTCCAAGCTGTTCCACGATGTAGAAGCCTATTACATCTCCATCGGCATGACCTATGACCAGTTCTGGTACGGCGATGTCTGGCTGGCGAAGGCCTACCGTGACGCAGAGGAGCTGCGGGAACGCAGAGCCAATGCTGAAGCGTGGAGAAACGGCTTTTACATGGCATCTGCGCTTTCCTCTACGGTTGGCAATATGTTCCGAAAGAAAGGGTCTAAGCCCATCAAGTACATGGATAGACCGATTCCTCTTACCCAAAAGGAGAAAGACGAATATGAATACCAACGCGCAGTTGAGGCGCAGGAGCGAATCAAGAGAATGATGTTCTCTATGATGGAAAGTGATGGTGGTAGTGATGGCTGATGTTGATATTACGAGCTTATCCGTAGAAATTTCTGCAGAATCGCAGGGTGCAGAGCTTAATATCGACAAGCTCGCTGCCGCCATTTCTAATTTGCGGACGAAAGGCAACGTGGCAAAGGTTTGCAGTAGTCTTGATAAGTTATCTGCTTCTATTTCCGCTCTTAAATCCGCATCTACTGGGCTGGACGGTCTTAGCAAAATCACGTCTTTTATGAACGGTCTTGCTAATGTAGACCTTACTCAAAGCGCAAAAGGCATCCGCTCTGTTGCTAATGCTTTGAACAAAATTTCGTCCGTCAATCTTGGAAACATGGATTTTTCAGGACTTGGCAGCAAGATGAACAGCTTGAAGAACGGCCTTTCCCCTATTTCTTCTATTAGCGATTCTTCCATTAAGAGTTTGCGTGGCGTAAGCAGTGCAATCAATTCCATTGCTAAAATCCCAAGCATTACAAAGAAGCTGGACTCTAAAACGCTTGATGATTTTGCGGAAGTTTGTAAGAAAGTGGCATCCGCTATTTCTCCACTCGCTTCCAAACTGGACAAGGTAGGGCGCTCTTTTTCTTCACTTCCATCTAAAATTAAAAGTGCTGTCAATTCTACAACCCGCTTTTCTTCGGCAAACCAGAAAGCAAGTACTAGCCTTTCAAGCTTGGCAAGCCAGTTGGAAGCCATCAAGAAACGTGCAGCACAGCTAGTTTCTCTGAAAGCTATTGCCACTTATCTTGCCAATGCCGTTACTAAGTTCAATGACTTTTATGAAGCAACAGACTTGTTCAATAACGCAATGGGCGAGTTAAGCGGTCAAGCAACAGAGCTTATCAATAAGATGGAATCTCTGCTTGGCATCGACCCGACAGAAGCAATGACAAACATTGCTACGATCCAAAGCCTTGCAACTTCGTTCGGCCTGGCAAGCGATAAAGCGTATATCTTATCCAAGAACCTGACCCAACTTGCCTATGACGAATCGTCCTATTGGAATAAAGATACCGCTACTACCTTTACCGCAATTGCTTCTGCTATCTCTGGAGAACTTGAGCCTATTCGCCGCTTGGGCGTTGACTTGTCTCAGGCACGGTTGCAGCAGGAACTTCTTGCTTTGGGCTTTAATAAACAGGTTTCTAGTCTGTCTCAGGCAGATAAGGCAGTTCTTCGCTACATCGCCATTATGAAGCAGACTACCAACATTCAAGGCAACCTCGCGCAGACCATTAGTAGCCCCGCCAATATGGTACGCATTTTGAAGTCTGAAATTTCGCAGCTTGCAAAGGCTGTAGGCCAGCTTCTTTATCCCGCATTTAAGGCGATTCTCCCCGTTCTGATTGCAGCAGTTGACCTTATCAAAGAATTTGTGGTCTCTCTTGCATCTGTGTTCGGGCAGAAAATTGAATTTACCGATTTTAGCAAGACACAGAAAGATATTGGCGGTGTAACCAGCGCTATGGATGACACTGCTGATGCTACGAAAGCGGCGGCGAAAGCGGCCAAAGATTATACGATGGGCTTTGATGAATTAAACATTATCGACCCTTCGCAAAATTCCGGCTCTTCTGGCTCTGGCAGTGGCGGTGCTGCTGGCAATCTGCTCGGCGACGTTGACCTCTCCCAGTATGATATGTTCAAAGATTATGCTGGAAGCGCTGTTGACGAGATTAAGGCAAAATTAAAATCTCTCGATTCTTTCCAAATCGGAACCCAAATCGGCGAACAGCTAAATAAACTTATGGGCATGATTTATAATGCCATCCATTCTATTGATTGGGCCTCGCTTGGAGCGTTTTTTGCAGATGGCGTTAACGGGCTCGTGGATTCTGTAGACTGGGATTTGTTTGGCCGATTACTTGCGGACAGATTCATCATCGAGTTTGAGCTTCTTGGTGGTTTCCTGTCTCAGCTTGACTGGACATCTGTGCTTAACGCCTTTATTGATGGCTTTTCTGGATTTTTTCACGAACTTTCAGATTGGATAGCAACAGTAGATTGGACTGGTGTTGGGAAGCAACTAACTGATAAGCTTTCTGATGCTCTTCAAAATGTTGAGATTGAAAAGCTTGCAAGAGTTTTTTTCAACTTTATTACTGATAGCATTAACGCTGTTTCTGATTTCTTGGCTGGCACAGACTCTTACCAGCTCGGTCAAGACCTCGTTGACTTTGCTATTAGAGCCGTTACTTCTGTAGATTGGGCCGGTCTAGCTCAAGCCATCGGTCGTTTCTTTGGCGAAGCATTCATTGAAGCACTCGACTTCATGGGCGGTCTAGTTTCTCGAATTGCCGATTATTTTGAAAAGAAAGTGGCAGAGGGGCCGTTCAATAATGTTGGCCTGAATATTGTCTACGGTATTTATTATGGCATTCAAGACGCAATCACGAATGTTGCTTCTTGGATTGTCGAAAATGTGTTCAATCCATTCATCAATGGCTTTAAGTCTGCCTTTGGAATCAATTCCCTATCTACCGTAATGGCCGAACAAGGCGGCTATATTATCGCTGGATTAAAGAAAGGCATTACCGATGCTATCTCTAGCGTAGCTGAAACCGCAAAGAAGATTCTTTCTGCAATCAAGAGTGCATTCGACAATTTTAGTCTTTTTGATATTGGCAAAAATCTGATTCAGGGTCTTATTGATGGCGTGAACAACATGATTGAAACGGCCAAAAACGCTGTTGCAAATGTTGGCAATGCAGTCATTGATAAGGTCAAGAATGTGCTCGGCATCCACTCCCCTTCTACTGTATTTGCGGAGATTGGCGGTTACATCGTTCAAGGTCTTGCAAACGGCATCAATGCTGCGTCTCCCTATGTTGAACAAGCTATGACCAATTTGGCAAACGTTGTTCAGCAGAAGGGCAACGAGATGATTGACTATGGCGCAGACGTTGCAAATGGCTTTGTTGATAACATGGTCAATACGTTTGACGCAAAGTGGAATGAAATCGACAACGGTCTTAAGAGCGACTTCATTGGCACGATTAAGGGCATGATTGATGCGGTCAAGAAAGGCGATATCCAAACCGTCGCCGAAAACACAGCAGCTATCATCTGGAAGGCAATGGGGGAAGAAAACCGAAAACAGGTCAAGTCTTACGCTTCCGACTTGGTTTCCAATCTCACCAGTGCTCTTAAAACCGTTGGTTCCAAAGCGTTTTCTTCTGCAAAACTTGTCGGAAAGAACATTTTGGATGGAATCACATCCAAGTTTGGCGAAATCTCCACGCAGGTCGTCGGTCTTGGAAGTAAAATTGCGTCCTCGTTTTCTTCTCTGATTGGACCAATCTCGGCATCCGGCAAGGCGATCAGTATTGGCCTTTCTTCTGGCGTTTTGAGCCAGTTCCCATCTATCATCGCTGGCATTGCCGGGCTTATCGGTCAAATTGGAGCTGCATTTATGGGTATCTTGCAGACAATCGGCAGTGTTTTGACCTCTCTTGGTATTCCAACCGGCGTCATCATGATTGCTGGCGGCGTTGCAATTGCAGCCGCCATCGCAGGAATTGTCGGAACGCTTGTTGGAAAGTACGGAACAAGCTCCAGCCCGTCCGTAGACAATAACTACTCGAGCTACCCTGGCACGAGCGATTATGATTCCGCCAATGACTCCAATACATCTTCCGGTAGCTATTACCCAAGTTCTTCCGCTAGCGGAGCGAGCCCCGCAGAGCTCCGCAGTGCCGTCCATGATGGTTGCTATAACGCATTCCTTGACATTTTCCAGCGGTACGGAGACGAGCTTACCGGAGGGAAAGAGCTCAAGATTTACCTTGATGGTAAGCAAATCACTGCGTCCGTTGAGAAACGGCAGTCTGAGCGTGGGTTTCAGATTATGGGAGACGAAGTTTACAGCTACTAAGGAGGTTTACGTTTTATGCAATCTCTCGTCACAGTAAATGGCAGAGAGCTGCCTGAGCCTTCCTCCTACGACGCTACAACAAGCACTATAGTCGATTCTGGACGAAACGTACAAGGCAAAGTCGTTGGGTCTGTGGTGCGGCACGATGTTGCGAAGATTTCCCTAAAATGGAATTATCTTACCGCAAGACAGTGGGCGGACGTCATCGGGCCGTTCACCACAAACTTTTACTGCACTGTTCGGTTTTATAACCAAGCAACTGCAAGCTACACGACAAGGCAAATGTACGTTTCCGATAGAACCGCTGGGATGTGGAGGCGTTCCCCGTCCAACGGAAACGTTATGGGATGGGTCGGAACGGCTCTTAGCCTTGTTGAAGTTTAAGAGAGGTGATTATTCATGGGCTTTCTGCCTTCCAACAAGTGGCTTGAGCAATACGACAAAACACTTGTTCCGGAGATGTTTGTTCGCATCACTTATCACGTCTCTGACGATAAGGCGCAAGCAGACGCTATTGCCAGCTCTTCCAACCAGGCTTTATTCAGCAACACGTTGTCTGTCACAGACCTGGATTCTGCTTCTTTGGCCAATTATGCCACCGGAGAACCTAATTTGTGGGTCCTTGACGGAAGCAAACTTTTGGTCCCAGGTTCAGAACCCTACGAGAACGCCGGGTATTTAAGCATGGATTGTGTTTCTGACACAAACCATCCGATTATCACTTTCTCTTTCAGCAAAACACACACTGAAAGAATCCCCGGAATTACAATCGTATGGTCGTCCGCTTTAAATGAATATGCAAAATCTTTTAAATTGACGGTCTATAACGGCAGCGATCTTGTCGCAACAAAACAAGTTGACGACAACCAGTCTGTTGAATCCTCTGTAGATTTTGAGGTTTCCGGATATGATTCAATCAGTTTGGAAATTTTAGAATGGTGCATCCAGGGCCGCAGAGCCAGAGTGGAGCAAGTTGAATTTGGTTTGCGTGTCCAATTTAGCAAAGCGGATTTGCTTTTTTATACGCACGAATCAAAGCGCGACCCAATTTCTGGGCAGCTTTCCAAAGATTCCGTTTCGTTTTCTGTTGACAACTCCGAACAACGCTGGAACCCCGTGAATCCAGGTGGACTTTATCGGTATCTTTATGAACGTCAGGAGATTTCAGTTCAGTATGGCATGGACATTGGAAATGCGATCGAATGGATTGATGGAGGAAAGTTCTTTCTTTCTGGATGGACAATTCCGGCGAATGGCATAACGGCGTCGTTTGATGCTAGAGACGCTCTGTCTTTCCTCCAAGATTCCATCTATACCGGGCACACGAGCGGAACGCTGTATCAGATGTGCTTTGATGCATTGGAACTTCTGGATGTTCCCGGGATATCTTACGAAATTTCGGAAGAATTAAAGGACTATTCTTGCGACATTTCCTCCGATACTTCTTCCTACAAAAACGCAGACATTCTTCAGCTTGCTGCAAACGCAGCCGGGATGGCTCTTTACCAATCCAGAGATGGGGTCATTCACATTGAACGTGTCCCTCTTGTTCCAGTCACGAGGTCTGGTATTGAGGAAATATCGCTCTTGAATAGCTTTAAATACCCAGAAATAACGTTTTCGACAAAAATAAAAAACGTATCGTGCAAGGTTGGCGGCGAATCCGTTTTTTATCCAGCCGGAGCTAGTGGGAACGGAGCGACCCAAAGCATCAATAATCCGCTTGTATCGAAATCTGTATCTTCCAGTGCAAAAAATGCATTGACCGAAACATATGCGCTTCTTTCTAACAGAAGAAAGGTAAACCTGGAATTTCGCGCAAGCCCCCATATTGATGCGTTGTCTTTTGTTAGAGCAAACCATCAGTTTGGATATGCATCGAACGTTCTCGTTACGGATGCCAAGTATACCTTTAACGGATGTTTTAAAGGTACGATGGAAGGATATATGGTGGAAAGCGTAAGTGCTCTTAGGCTTGACAGGGATTCCATTTCCGTTGCTCCTGGAGAGACTGTTCGTTTAACCGCAACGCTTGTCCCTTCCTCAGAGGATTCCCCAGCAATCGGATGGGAAGCATCTCCTCCCAACGTTGTTTCCATTTCCGTCGTTTCCAACAAAGGCGGTGTTTCTGCTTGCGACATTTCTTTTGTTTCCAGTGGAGATGCCGTAGTCACGGCCTTCGTATCTTCCGTATCTGCAAAGTGTACCGTTATCAGTCAGGCTCCGTCTTTGTCGGATATGCCGGAAGGTTCGTCTGTTTATATTCAAGAAAGCGGTGAAGATGTAGAGTTTGTTGTTGCAAAACATGGGTATGAGGTTGGTTTAAATGGTCCCGGAAGAACACTTCTTATCAGGAAAGAACCTCTTGCTGAAACGGTGTGGAACCAGACACACGTCAATACATACGCTGGAAGTTCCATCGACAAATTGTTGAATGGCGATTACAAAAATAAATTCAACGATGCCGTCAAGTCCGCAATTGGGCTTACCTCTTTCTATTACACGGTAGGCGGTAGCACTACGGAAATCAGAACGCTTTCTCGCAGTGTTTTTCTCCCGTCTATTTATGAGATGTTTGACCCGGAATACAAAAACGCAGATGTTTATGTAAATGGCAGTAACCCATTTTTCAAAAAAGAGGGTTCTGTACTACCAAAGCAAACTCGAAATGTCTTTGTCCAATCGTACGATGACTCCCTTTATCACATTATCCGCAGATGGTCACGTTCTCCTGCGCTACGAGATTTTGATGGAAACCATATCGTGGGCCAACTCGTTGGGACTTACAGTCTTGGAACGTCTAGTGCAGGTAGGATTTTTTTCCTCACAGAGCAGTACAATGCTTGGAGCTCTAACAAGTTCAGCCCTGCTTTCACGCTTCCGTCCACGACTAAAGTCGGCAACGGCAAAAAGATTTTGCTTTAAGGAGGGACTATGGCGATTTGGATTACAGACAGAAGCCAAGACGATGTTGACCGCCTAAAGTTCATTTACGGCAAAGCCGTGAACGGGACCTGGACGGATGAGGAAAAAGCAGAGTGGCTTTCCGGTATGAAAGGGGCTCTTGACTACAGAGATTTTTCGAGAATAGAAACCGGCATATCAGAGCTTGCTTCACTTCTCGGTGCGGACGTAGATGTCAAGACGGACTGGGACATAAACGGGTATCTTACCACGTCGGATGCTGCTAGGTGGTTGTCAAATATCGAATCTATTCGTTCAAAAAACTCGGGGGATGCCAAAACTGCGCCGACACCTACGTCTATGGATAGGCTCGGATTCGAGACAATGAACCAACTTGAAAGCATTTTGTCAGACATAGAATCAATCGCCAAAACTTACGTTACTTTTTCTGGCGAATACATGGCTGGGGAGGACCAATATGGTTTTTGAAGACCGCATATCAAAATATCCTGGCAGGTGGACGTTAGTCCGTGAGGATGGGTCGTCTGAAGTTGTAACGCTCGTCCGAAACGACGAACCCATAAAGGACGGCACACCAATCAACGCATCCACTTTAAATGAGCTGAGCACAGTTGCAGGTGCCATCAACGCAAAAGAGGAAGCCGTTTCTGCGGCAAGTTCCGCTGCGGAAGAACGTGCAAAAGCAGAACAGGCTGCAAAAAATGCCGCAAAAGATGTTTCTGCAATTGTAAAAGCGGACTCTGAAAATGCAGCTTTGTCTGCTGCTGCTGCCAAGACAAGCGAAATCAATTCAAAGAGTTCGGAATCTCAGTCTGCTACTTATTTGCAGGGCACAAAAGAATACTTTGAGCAGGTCCGCACCATCACCATCGGTGCACAGGGGTGGTACGCCACGCCGGAAGCTCTGAAAGCCGCTGTTCCTGTAGGCGAAAACGGCTGGTGGGCGGTCGTTGGTACCACAGACACTATTTGGACGTGGGACAATGATACAAAATCGTGGAAAGACAGCATTCAAAAAGCCGATCTTTCCGACTACTATACCAAAGCTCAGGCCGACGCCAAGTTTGGCACGCCGTATACTCTGCCTGCCGCCACGGCAACCACGCTGGGCGGCGTGAAGGTGGGCGACTATCTGGACATCGCTACGGACGGCACCCTCAGCGCCAAAACGCTCAATGACAAGATCGCTGCCGCCGTGGCGGTAAAGTCGGAGCCCCGGCTGGTGTGGAACCACTACGAAGAAACCGGAAAAAGGTGGAAGACCTACGATATCAAAATGCCAGACGGCCTGGACTACGTGCACGTCAAGACGAAATATAACAGCCCTACCGGCGGGTACGGCGAAGAAGTAGACATCGCAAAAGGCAGCACCGCCAATCATAGCTACGGAAATGGCACTGGAATTTTCGCATCCAACACGACTTTCCGGACAGACGGGACCCTGCACTTTGCAACAGAAACGTCAACCGGCGGCTACACCGTAGAGATTTGGCTCACCGGCTACCACTATCCCACCCTTGCCGAACTGCTGACCGAGACCCAGGCCGCGCAGGCGGACACGGATGCCCTGGCGGTAGATCATGAATACCGCGTCGCCCTGCTGGAACTGGGGATGACCGACGACACCACCACTGACACCACCACATAAGGAGGTAAAAACTATGTTGTATCGTATCTGTAAACGCCTGATCGAGCGCGGCCAGACCGCTGGCCTTGCGGACAAGCTGGACGTGTTTTACGCCCTCGGCCGCATCACCGAAGCCGAGTACAAAGAGCTGACCGAGCTGCTGGCCCAGCAGGAGACCACCCATGGCGCTTAATGCCTACTCTTGGGCCCGGGAGATTGATCGCAATAAACAACACATTTTTGACCGCACTTTTTAACTTTTTGAGCCGGTTCTTTGCCGCTTTGGCGGAAGAACAGGCAGAACAGGAGGACACAATGGCATCTGTGACCGAGTGGACGGGAGCACCGCCCTACCGCTACATCGACGTAAGCCGGTATCAGGGCAGCATTACACCGGAGGGCTGGAAGAAGGTCAAGGCCGCTGGCTACAAAGGCGTCATGCTCAAGACCGTCAGCACAAACCGCAGGCTCTCCAAGCGAGTGGACGGCCTGTACATCGACCCGACCTTTGAAGCAAACTACCGCCATGCAAAGGCGGCAGGTCTGGCAGTGGGCGTGTATTACTACACCTACGCCACCAGCGAGGAGATGGCCGATGCAGAACTTTCCTTGCTGGCTGACGCCCTGCGTGGCAAGACGCTGGAAATGCCTGTGGCAGTGGACGTGGAGGACAACAAATTCAGGGTTCTTGGCAAGCAGGCGTTGACCGACCTGACAGCCTACGCCCTGAAAAAGGTGGAGGACATGGGCTTTTATGCCCAGCTCTATACCTACACCAGCTTTGCTAAGACACGCCTGTATATGGGCGGTGCTGCCCTCAGCCCCTACGACGTCTGGCTGGCCGACTACACAGGAAAGACACCTGCCGTGACCTTTGCCTACAACGCCCACCAGCACACCAGCAAGGGCAGCGTGCCGGGCATTTCCGGCAACGTAGATCTCAACGTGACCACCCTCAACTACCCGAAAATCATCCGCAAGAAGGGTCTGACCCGTCTCCGGGAGGGCAAATGACCGAAAAAGAAGCTCTCCTGTGGGTGCTGGGCGTCCTGGGCAGCCTATGCGCTGCGACCATCACCATCGACAAGGTGCTGGAAATTATCCACAAGTACGTCAAAAAGGCAAAAGCCCCTGACGATGCGCAGAACAAGCGGCTTGACGAGATGGACAAGCGCTTGCAAACGCTAGAAACGGGCTATGCGCAACATTCTTTGGCGCTTGGGCGCGATTTGTCCCGCTTCGGGGAAATCGACGAAGTAAACCGCCTGACGCTTGAAGCCGTTCGTGCCCTGCTGGAAGCACAGCTGACCGGAAACAACGTGCCCGCTATGCAGGCCAGCAAGGAAAAAATTGATAATTACCTCATGGAAGGAGTAACAAAACATGGAAGCAATGCTTAACTTTATCCCTACCCCTGTCGCCCTGGTTCTGATGGCCCTGGGCTTTATCTCTCTGGCCGTTGGTGCCATCCGCCTGGGCTATAAGCAGTACGTCAAGCAGTGGGCGCTGGAACTGGTGACCCTGGCAGAAAACAGCATCATGGGCAGCGGCCAGGGAGCAAAGAAAAAGGCACAGGTCTTTGCCGCGCTGCGCGGCGCACTGCCGGACTGGCTGAAGCCTTTCATCACCGATGAAGTGCTGGACAGCGTAATCGAAAAGGCCGTCAGCATGATGAAAAAGGCACTGGCAGAAAAGAAGCCTACCATCAACAAGGAGTAAAGCATGATTGAGCAAAGCGTATCTCTCGCATCCAATGGCGTCGTCAAAGTGCCCGGCTATGAGCAGATGGTGCGCTTTGGCTACACCAAGAACCGGGGCGTGTACCGCCTTACCGTCACTGCCACCGGCGAGTGGGAAGGGCTGACCATCCGGGCGTTCTGGCACGTCCCGGACGGCAAAGACCCGGAATCCTCGCTGGTGGTGGACGGCTCTGTGGACGTGCCCGCCAGCGTGACCGCACAGCCCGGCAATGGTTGCATCACCTTTGAGGGAAGCAACGGCACCAAGACCGTGACCAGCAAAGATCTGCGGTATCGTGTCAGCGCCAACAGCGGCACAGAGGACGGCGCAGAGCCAGAACCGGGTACCCCTGCATGGCAACAGCTGGTGGATGCTGTCCACACCGATGCCACCGCCGCAGAGCAGGCCAAGACCGATGCACAGACCGCCGCTAGTGAAGCGGCCACCAGTGCGGACAATGCAGACCAGAGTGCTCAGAAAGCCGCTGACAGCTTGCAGGCGCTCAAGGACGGCATTGCAAACGGTGACTTTAAGGGCGAAAAGGGCGACACTGGCCCCATCGGCCCAGTCGGCCCGCAGGGTGATCAGGGTCCTCAAGGCCCCACAGGTGCTACCGGAGCCACTGGTCCGCAGGGCGAAACTGGCCCTCGTGGTGAACAGGGGCCGCAGGGCGTTCAGGGCGAACGTGGCCCGCAGGGTGCACAGGGGCCGCAGGGCGAAAAAGGCGATACCGGCCCACAAGGCCCTAAAGGTGACCCCGGCCCGGCAGGTGCAGACGGCAAAGATGCCCCGCAAATTGATGACACCACCGTGACCGACTCTGCCCCATGGAGCAGCAAGCACATCGTGGATATGCTCTGCCCGCCGCTGGAGGAGACCGGTAACCCTGTCGTTTGCTACCCTGTGGAAAATTATCCGCTGGGCGTGAAAGCGACGTGGGAACCCGTGCAGGAGGGAAGTGGGACACCCAGCCCCGAAAACATTCGTCCCATCAAAGGGCGTGACAGCGCGACTGTCGAGCGGTGCGGGGAAAACCTATGGAGTTTGGGGAATGTTGGTTTCAAACAATACAAAGAGATATCAATAAACTATCCTGCTGGTCAATATGTGCTTTCTTACGAGGTAGAAACCGAATCAACAGACGACACTGTCCAAGTTGGCTGGCTTGTTGACGGTAAATGGAAATACTCGCAAGAACAGAAAAACCAACAAATTAAAATTTCGATTATCGCAAGTGTTGGAATTTCTGGTCTTCGGTTTTATGCTGGTTCTTCTCCGGCGTATCGTGGCAATGCAACATACAAAAATATCCAGCTGGAATTAGGGAACGCCCCCACCACTTACGCCCCTTACACCGGCCAAACCGCCACCCTCAATCTGCCCCGCACCATCTACGGGGGCACGGTGGATGCAGTGACAGGAGAGGGGAACGAAAACGCAAAGATTATCACGTTGGACGGCAACGAACTGAAATTTACCAAAGCCAACATCTATATCAACCTCCCGGCGCATTCTGCACCGGGGATTTCAAAAGGTGGAATTATTTGTTGTAGTCACTTTAACAGGCGGTTATTTTCCGTGAATACGACTTACGAGTTTTGTTTTTTGTTAGAGTCTGATATAACTAGTCTTTTTGCCAGTGTTGACGACCTGAATGCCTACCTTGCCGCCCAGTACGCCGCCGGAACCCCCGTGCAAATTGCTTACAAGCTGGCAGAGCCTATGCCCTTCACTGCACCTGGTGCACAGCCCATCCCCGCTCTGAGCGGCGTGAACACAGTCCTGACCGATGCAGACAGTGCAACCGTTACCGGCAAGGCTGACCCCATCAAACGCATTACTGACCTTGAGGACGCAGTAGCGTCCATGACCTAAGGAGGACTGACTATGGCAATTAAATCCAAAGCCCGCCATGACCTGACCCTTCGCTCCATTAAGCGGGAAATCGCCGCAGGACGCGATGTTGTGTTC